CATGGCAACAAGAGGTCTTTAAAGACTCTACCCGATTCAAGGTAGTAGCTGCTGGTCGCCGTTGTGGTAAGTCTCGTTTGTCTGCTGTCACACTGCTTATCGAAGGTTTAAACTGCCCTGAAGGGTCAGCAGTGATGTACATTGCTCCTACCCTTGGTCAGGCACGAACAATTATCTGGGACTTGCTCCATGAGCTGGGTAGGCCTGTTATCAAGTCTTCCCATATCAATAATCTTGAGATTACACTGATCAACGGTAAGAAGATTCTTGTACGTGGTGCCGACAACCCAGACTCTCTGCGAGGTGTGTCTTTAACTTATGTGGTTATGGACGAATGTGCCTTTATTAAAGAAGATGTATGGCAGAAGATCATCCGAGCTTCTTTGTCTGATAAAAAAGGTAGAGCCTTATTCATCTCCACACCTTCTGGTCGTAACTGGTTCTATGATGTCTTCAAGTTAGGACAGGACGGAACAGATGACGAATGGAAGTCATGGCATAAAACTACCGCGGATAACGAAACCATTGATCCTAAAGAAATTGAAGCTGCCAAGCGTACCTTGAGTAGCTTTGCATTCAAACAGGAATACTTATCTAGCTTTGATACCGCAGGCTCTGACATCTTCAAGCCTGAGTGGATTAAAGAAGGTATGGTAGCTAAGGATGGCTCATACGTCATTGCCATTGACTTGGCAGGCTTTGAGAACATCTCAGATGGTTCCCAGAACAAGAAGAGACTGGACGAGACCGCTATTGCAGTGGTTAAGATCGGTACAGATAACAAATGGTATGTTCACAAGATTGAGCACGGACGGTGGGACATTAAAGACACCTGTATGCGTATCTTGAAGAACATTAAAGAGTATCAGCCTATTCAGATTGGTATTGAGCGAGGAACAGCTATGAACGCTGTTATGGGTGTATTACAGGACATGATGCGTCAGTACAACACCTTTGCTCATATTCAGACACTTACTCACGGTAACAAGAAGAAGACTGACCGTGTTGTGTGGGCACTTCAGGGACGCTTTGAGCACGGTAACATCATCTTGAACGAAGATGAAGACTTTGAAGAATTTAAAGATCAACTGATAATGTTTCCTACCAAGGGCGTACACGATGACTTGGTTGATGCTCTTGCTTACGTTGAACAACTTGCTGTCTCATCATTCCTCCCTGACTTTGAAGAGGAAGAATATGAGGTTTATGATGACATTAGTGGATATTGACACCCTTTGATGGGCTTTCGACACGTTACAGGTGCGTGTGTCAGAACACCTGCTTTCTCTCGAAAGGAGATCAAAATGAAAGAGTGTAACAAATGCGGTGAGGTTAAAGACTTCACGGAATTTCACAAGCAGAAGGGAACTTCTGATGGTTTTAGAACAATTTGTAAAGCTTGTCGTCAAGGAGAGCATGCTCCATATTACAAAAAACATAAAGACAAATATAACTCTAAAGCTGTTGAATGGCGTAAAGCCAATCCTGAAAAAGCTAAAGAAGCACATAAAAAGTACCGTGAAGCAAATAAACAAACACGGTATCAGCATAAGAAACAATGGATAGAAAAGAACAGAGGTAAGGTCAATTCTTACAATTCTTTTCGACATTCGCAAAAGAAGCAACGAACTCCTGTTTGGCTGACTGATATGGATAAATTAAAAATCCAATGTCTGTATCAGCTAGCGGCTATGTATAGTAAGGAGAGTGGGGAAGAATGGCACGTTGACCATTTCGTTCCTCTTCAAGGAGAGAACGTCAGTGGCCTTCACGTCCCGTGGAACTTAAGAGTTATCCCCGCATCTGTAAATCTTAGAAAGTACAATAAACATGAGTGACAACTTAGAACAAAGTCAATTTGACGAGCCTACCGAATCGGATAAGGAACTTGTTGACTGGATCGTAAGCCATACAGATTCGTGGCGTGATTGGAGAGATCAGAATTATCTTGAAAAATGGCTCGAATATGAGCGTATTTTTAGGGGACAGTGGGCTCCAGAGGATAAAACAAGAGAATCTGAGCGCAGTCGAATTATTTCTCCTGCGACACAACAAGCGATTGAAACGCGACACGCTGAAATTGTCGAAGCTATCTTCGGCCAAGGTGAATTCTTTGACATCAAAGATGACATCATGGACGTTAACGGCAATCCTCTGGATGTCGAAGAAATTAAGCTGAAGTTGAACGAAGACTTTGCTCGTGACAAGATCAAGAAATCTATTGACCAGATTGAGTTGATGGCTGAGATCTATGGCACTGGTATCGGTGAAATTATCGTCAAGACCGAGAAAGAGTACGCTCCTGCTACTCAAGCTATTCCCGGTGTGGTTGGTCAAGCTGCTATTGGCGTTTCTGAGAAAGATCGTACAGCAGTTAAATTGGTTCCTGTCAATCCTAAGAATTTCTTGGTTGATCCTAATGCTACATCCTTGGATGACGCTATGGGCTGTGCCATTGAAAAGTTCGTGTCTGTTCACAAAGTTGTGGAAGGCATGGAAAGCGGTATCTACCGTAAGATTGACTTGGGCTTAGACGCTCCTGATGACGACTTAGAGCCCACTGATGACCTGACTAACTACCTTGAAGGTAAGGTTCGGTTATTGACTTACTACGGTCTGGTTCCTCGTGAATACTTAGAGCAGATGGAGAATGGTGAAGAAGTCGCTGACTTGTTCCCTGAAGACTCTTTGTCTGACGATTACTCTGACTTGGTGGAAGCCATTATCGTTATTGCTAACGGTAGCAAACTTCTGAAAGCTGAAGAGAATCCATACATGATGAAGGATCGTCCTGTCATGTTGTATCAGGACGACACAGTACCCGGTCGTGTGTTTGGCCGTGGAACGGCTGAGAAGGCCTACAATATGCAGAAAGCCATTGATGGTAGCCTGCGTATGGATATGGACTCTCGCGCCCTTACAAGCGCTCCTATGATGGCTATGGATGCTACTCGCTTACCTCGTGGAGCTAAGTTTGAAGTACGTCCCGGTAAGCAGTTCCTGACCAACGGTGATCCTAATCAGATCATGATGCCTTTGAAGTTTGGCGTCTACGATCCTTCTTCGGTTCAGGCCTCTCAGAACTATGAGCGTTTATTGTTGCAAGCTACAGGTACTGTTGACAGTGCAGGTATGCCTTCAGCAGCTCCTCGTGACGCTGGGGCTGGCGGTATGTCTATGGCTATGGCAGGTATCATCAAGAAGTACAAACGTACCTTGAGTAACTTCCAAGAAGACTTCCTGATTCCTTTCATTAACAAAGCTGCATGGCGCTATATGCAGTTCGACCCTGAGCGTTATCCTTCTGCTGATGTGAAGTTCATTCCCACAGCTACATTGGGTATCTTGGCTCGTGAGTTTGAACAGCAACAGTTCATTGCTTTGTTGCAGACATTAGGCCCTAACACTCCAGTGTTGCCTCTGATCCTTAAAGGTATCTTGGGTAATAGCTCTTTGAGTAACCGAATGGAGCTTATCGCTGCTTTGGAGCAGATGAGTCAACCTAATCCTGAAGCTCAGCAACTACAGCAAATGCAACAGCAACTGGCTTTACAAGCAGCTCAGACTGACATGGCTGTTAAGCAAGCACAAGCTCAAAAGTATCAAGCTGAAGCACAGCAGACACAAGTTGAGACTCAACTGATGCCTGAAAAGATGCGTATTGATGTTGTCCAAGCTGCTGCTACCAATCTGGATAACGGTGGTGACTTCGAGAAACGATTGAAACTGGCTGATTTAATGCTTAAAGAGAAAGACATTGATAGCAACGAACGTATTGCCATTGCGCAAATGCAAAATCGTCAAGCTAAACAGTAATTAACATTAATTGAAAGGACTCCATATGGAACAATCCTTGCAAACTTATTATGAGGAATCCTTCTCAACAATGGCTACCAAAGGGTGGACGTTCTTGATGGAGGATTTCACCAAGTTAAAGCAAGAACTAGAAAATATCCGCACGGTCAAAGACGCACAATCTTTATCTTATCGTCAGGGCCAACTGGATATTCTAGATCTTATTTTAAACCGCAAAAAGACTTGTGAAGAAATTTACGAGCAACTGCTACAGGAGGAACAGTAATGCGCCGAATGTTTGAATTTGTTTGTGAAGATGGACACATCTCTGAAGCATTAGTTGATGAAACCATTAGAGAACTCGCTTGTCGAGCCTGTGGTAAGCACTCAACAAGAATTGTTTCCGCTGTCAACATGAAGTTGGAGGGCATCACAGGTGCTTTTCCTTCGGCATATGACGCATGGGAACGTAAACGAAGTGAGAAGCTGGCACAAGAGAGGAAAACCTCTTACGCTGTTCCAGAATAAACTCATTTCATTTTAACGGGTAAGTACTGAGTAATCAGTATTCACATTTCATAGTCCTATAATCTCGATAGAGACAGGAGAAAGACAGTATGGCACTTATTGAAGACGAATCGTTTGATCAAGAATTTGATACGATCACAGAAGAACAACAAAAAGAGACTCCAGTAGTGGAACAAACTCCAGAAGTTG